TTAGACTACAAGCTGAATATCAAAATCATCTGGTTTAATTTCGTTAGATGGTTCCAATATTGGCTTTTTAGGATCATTGTCGACAGGATGAGTATTATCTATCTCAAATGCAATTCTGCAAGTGTGATTACTAGGTAATATGTCAATTTTTGTCTTATCAGGCGTTTGTACGAAGCTTGTTGGATATGCAATTTCAAATGGAATCGTTGGGATATCCGTTCCGGTGTAAGCTGGATGGGATGTAGATGGGAAGTAAAGAATCCAGGTTCTTAGCTTTGAAGTATCATCATAGCTAGATTGATTTTCTTTAATATTCTTCAAAGTCATGAAGCCTTTCTCACACAGGGCTGATAACACAAGCTCTGGATGACCAAGGGCTAAATTGCCGCTCATGAAAATGATCTGAATTTTCTTATCTGTGTTTTCTAGTCTTGGTTGGCTTTCATTATGGTAAACCCAAGCTGGATCTGACTTTCTAAGAAGTAAAGCAAGCTGCTCTCCGATTTTTCCCCAACGAGAGATAAACCTTGATCTGTTATATACGGTATTAGTTCTAAATTCTGAATCACCGACCATAATTGCTTGTGTAACTATGTAGGGATCGGGCAGACCCAATTCTCTAGCTTTTGTGATAGCTTCTTCTCCACTGAAGAAGTCGCAAGGTGTTGGTTCCGAATCCCGAAGGGATTCATTGTCAAACATATCCAAATTCATAAAAACAAAGTCCAATAAGATAGCGAATGTCTTTTTTATAACATCTTTTGATGTTTAAAAAAAGACATTTTGATAAAACTATGCTACTTTTAAAAAAACCATAATTACTTAGTTGGGGGAATGAGTGGGCAAAAATCTAATTAACCATAAACAATGCCAAGACTGTGGAGCTCGTATAAAGCACTACTATTCTTATTGTGGCCGATGTGGAAATAATGATGTTGTGAACTGGAAGCTTACTGGATACTTTTGGCTTATAGCTGGAGCAATTTTTCTAATTGCCATGTACTTTGCAACTAAGAATTTTTGTAGTCATCCCTTCTTTACTCAAGTAGCTTTTTGCAAGTATTTTTAATGGGTAGCAAAATGTACGAAAATTTTAAAAATAGATTTTCTTGTTCGTTGAAAGCACGTGATAATGAGGGAAATATGATAGAAGTTCATTTTTTTTTCACAATATCGTCCAGAAGAGCATGAGAAGAAAACTTTAGATATTTGGACTTATGAGTTAATCCGTTTAGAGACTTATGACAAGCCTATAAGGTTTTTATGGGGACGTAACTCCTTTGTTCATGTTGGTTTTTTAAGAACGAATTTCCTAATTATTTAGGACAAAATAATTAGGATTTTATAGAAATTAAGATTTGACTTATGCTAGTTAGAATGGATATTCCTAAAAAGGAGAATGACTATAATTATGGAAGAAAGCGCCTAAAGGCGCTTTTTAGCCGAAGTCAATTTCGACAGTACCAAAATTTACTTTTTCAGGTAATTTAATTATCTGATCGGTAAACTCAAATCATAGTTAAAAGAGAAATAGTAAATATATTGTAAAAATCTTGAGAAAGTAAAATTTCTATCAACAAAAGACTTCAGCAATAGAACAAAAAAATCTATAAAATAATTAAGATTATTTACTCAATTTAATATTTGGCTTTTGACATAAATGACTGATATAGAAATAGAAACACATCCATTACAACCATTTTTACCTTCTAATGCAAAGCTATTGATGCTCGGTAGTTTTCCACCGCCGCAAAGCCGCTGGAAGATGAATTTTTACTATCCTAACTATCAGAACGTTATGCCTTAAAATATAAGTATGTAACTGATTTTCAATAAATTAACCATTAAAATTGATCGTTTTTTAACGCAAAAATGGGACTTATAGAAACTATAGAAAACAATAACTTATAAATCCCATTTGTTAAAAGATTTTATGTCAATTCGGCAAATGGCAGAGTAATACCAACATCCACATCATTCCACACAATCTCATGACCAGATTCATAATGATGAGTCATTTTCTCATTGCTATGTCCAGCTAAAGCTTGAGCGCTATGACCCGCTTTTTTATGCAGAAAAATAGCCAGTGCACGTATTTCATGGAAGGTGGGTATCTGTCTTCCTTTAAGTTTTGGATATGCCCTGGATAACTTCACTATTCGTAAAAACTCTTCAGATAAATACTGTGGCAGTATCTGGGTCCAGTGTTCTTTATTCTCGTTCTTGGTTTTACGCCGCGGAATCTGAGAAATAACAAATGGACTTTGAACTTTGCCAGACTTGCATCGATCCAGAACTTTCTGTAGTTCACTATCTATCTTGATCCGGACGTAACCGGCACCTTCCATTACTTCAAAATCGTCAATTGGATCGTCCGTGGTTTTCTGCTGGGCGATATGAATATATCCATCATAAATATCCGTCCAGCGAAGGTTGACGATATCGCTTCGTCTTTGGGTGGTTAATAGCGACAAATCAATTGCATTCTGGAGCCATAGAGGAGAGTGCTCCCGGATCTGTTGAAGGCCGGCTACAGTATGTCGTTTACGTTGTTTCTGGACATGCTTGGTTAACGTGACACGTGCAGGATTATCCGGGCAGAGACCTTTACTCATGGCCACATCAAAGATATTGCTCAATAAGCTACGTACAGCCTTTCTATTAGACGGTGTTAATTCATCTAACTGATCATTGACCATTTTCAAGGTAATGGATTCCAAAGTCTGATTTCCCCAGATTTTGTATAACCTGTTCAACTGGAGCTGATATGACTTTTTACTGTTATCTGCCAGTGGCCGACCATCTTTACGTCTTTTTTCTTGAAGATACTGTTCGCAGAATTCTTTGAAAGAAATAGTTTTTCCGGTGACGTTAGATACCAGATCTTGTTCCTGGATAAGCAGTGAGTTGAGTTTGCGTGCGGCCTGAATTGCTGCAGCCTTATCACGTCCCATTGAATGAAATTTGCCTGTTACAGGGTGTCGGTACCTCCATGAATTACCATTACCTCTATAAAGATTGGCAGGTAAATCTTTATTACCCGAGTTGCGTGACCGTGACATGTTTAACCTTGCAGAACCTTATTGACCAGATCATTGCCAGTCTTTTTCTTGTAAATATCCCAATTGATATACCAGTTTTTACGTTTTCCAGAACCAAGTTGTTCAGCTGGCAGCTCACCTAAACGGCACTGACGTGTAATGGTCTGAGGTGTAGGGGGCGTTGCACCGCCGTCAGCGTCACCATACACGCGCTTAATAAATTCAGATACTCGAATCAAGCAAGACATAAATTTACCTCATATACTGTTGTACAGCCCTGAATGAAGGGCTGTATATGCAATCTGCACAATTTTAAATTTTGATTTTTTAAGGTTTAAATTTTTAAGAAGGTAATGTGCTGTTTAACTTTTCAAAAGACTGCGTGCGGGCAGCCTTCTGATTGGTTAACAAGGAGACTGAAACATCCTTGATCATTTCATTACCTTGCAGGACCTGTTGTTTTGCCTGGAGAGCTGTCGTAGCCTCTACACGTCCTCGTAAGCTGCCTTTGCCGTGAAGCTTGGCCACATACTTAAAGATGTAGGTTTTTACGCACTCCAACCCTCCATGTCCTTTTTTGCCTTGCAGGCCTGCACGATCTGGGCTTCGTAGCGGGTGCCCTTAAACTGTTTATAGATCGGCCCCAGATCTGCTTCTTTATCCGCATGATGGATCGCGTTTAAGGCCTGCTGGAAGTCTTGAGTCAATTGCTGAGCAGCATTGGCCGGAGCCATCTGGTTTTGCTGCTGTGGCTGACGTTGCTGTTGCGCCGGAGGCGGGTTCTGATTGCGTTGCTGGTTTTGAGCAGGTGCATTCTGCTGGTTATTCCGGGCTGGTGCATTGGTCTGTTGATGGAACGCATCCGTATCAGCATCTTGAGTATCATCAATCAGGAACAGGCCATTCAATGCATATTTACGCGCATAGGAACTGGATGAGCCAAAAGTCTGAGCCACATCCATTCCTTTTTTATTGATCTCGACACCAGCATGTGCGGTGGTCATGGTTTGTTTGCCTTGTGCATCGGTAAAGACTGCTTTGGCTGTAATCACCACGATTGGGCCGATCTCTTGTACTTCATCAGTCACCACAAGGGTAGCACCGTATTTTTGCAAGAGTGGCTTTACACCTTCCAAAATATCTTCAAGGCTACGGTAATGGAATTTACCGAAGCTGTTGTATTTGCTCTTTGGAGCTTTTAACTCAAGCTGGATCAGTTGTAAGGCATCGAGTGTAGTTGCTGATGCCATTTGTTGATTCACTGCTGCGTTCATCTTAAATCTCCTTAGGCACCGTTATACTGCGCGTTACGGTAATCAATACGTTGTTCTTTGCTATAGCGTGGGGTTTGGCTTTTGGCACTACGTTGAATAGCGCGTTGGTAATTTACGAGTTTCTTGATATTACCTTTTAGCCAATACACAGATAATTCATCTTCAGTGATCGGGCGAGGTTCGCTATCTGGCGTTTCCTTGACGAGGATAGAGTGCCAGACAAAAGCAGCAGCCTGAATGCCACCAAAGAATTCTGTATCAAAATCAGGGGTGTAATTTAACGATACATTGACCAGATAAATTTTTGGGCCAAGGCGTACGTTGTAGTAGCCATTCACGTCTTTACAGATAAATTCTGCGAATGGTGTGGTATAGCGTTTCTTTTGCATGACAGGCTCCATATTACTGGTCTTACCCTATGTATATGATGCTGAATGCCAAGTATTTACAGGGCTTTCAAGTCGCTGTGCGTCATAGCTTGTCGGTTGTATTTTGTTCGATAATGAGTAGTTAAAGGGTTTGGTTTTTGGGCTATAAGCTGTATGTAAATGTGCCATGACTTATGCTCCAAAAATGCCGTAAACGACAGCGGTAAGGACTAGCCAGAGCAGGAAAACAACTAAAATAATAGGGAAGAGCTTAAGCGCATCTTTTAGATTGGCTTTGATGAAGTCGAGTGTTCTGACCTGATAATCAGTAGCAGAAGGGTGTTGATGTAAACGTTGGGACGTTTGACTATGTATAGGCTTTTGTTTCATACTTATCTCGCTTAAGTGCAAAGCCCCGTCGCCGTCCAAAGTGAAGGGGCTTTTTGTTGTCTACGAGATATAAATTGAACTATAAGTTCATTTTTGTCAAGAACTTTTGGTTCAATTTTGAGTTATAGCTATTTACTTTGCCTAAAAACAAGTTATTTAGAGCAAAAAAAACTATATAAACGTATATGAAGAATAGTATCAAAAATTATATTGAAACTATCAAAATTGATAGAGTTTTTTTGTGGAATAATTACTTTTTTAATTAAGTCCTTTTTTCCATAATAAGTTGTAGTATCAAAAGAATTATTTGAAGGATTATATGTTCTACCTTTTAATGTTAGTGTTAATACACTTGGATCATATATGTCTTCAATGCATTTTCCATTAGGTAATTGCATTATATATAGATTATTTATTAAATGTGTGACGCGTAATAATGAATTAGATGGATCTCTAAAGTTATAGAAATCAAGAGATTTTTTCTGCTTAAATGAGGATGAAATATTAGTTAATAATTTTTCACCTTCATCATCACCATCGAGTAAAAGAATACAAGGCTGGGGGTTTTTGTACTTTGACTTGTGTAATTTATGATATTGTCTAAGAAATTTAGTCATATTAGGTACGCCATTAGAGAGTCCCATGACTTCATGTAATGACTTAATTTCTTCGAGAGAAGTTATTTTATATTCCAATTGATCTTTGTTAAGATTTTTCCAAGAGTTTTTTAAGTGCAAAGGATCAGTTATACCCTCACAAATAATATTTGGTTGTTCATTATTTGAAAAATATTTATGAAAGTTGAAACTTACATACAATTTTTCTATACTGCTTAAATCTTCTAAATCTCTCAAGGTTCGACTTTTTTCAAAGTTTGGATTTTTAATATTAAAAATATAATTTGTAATTCCTGTAAGGGAGTTTATGTTTAAAACTAATGGTTTATTATGCAGTTTAGATTTTGTAAATGTACCATTTATACAAAAATTATGAATCATAGATCGAGAGTATCTATAGTAATTCTTTGATATATTAACTTTTTTATTAACAGTTAAACCAGTAACCTCTTGTCTATTTTGATTGTGTGTCAGTCTAGTTTTACTGGGGTTGATTTCGAACCAAGAGTCTTTAATGATTTTATTCAATTTTTTCCCAATAACTTTATTTTCATAATCATATAGCTCTGTTGGAAAAGTTGAAATATTTGTTGAAAAAGTTAAATCATCTGCATAACGGGTATAAGTACATTTATATCTTTGGGCTAAATTATTGAGTCTATTATCTAATATACCTGCAATAAGGTTGCTTATAATGGGTGAGGAAGGGCTTCCTTGTGGTAAAAATCCTTCACTCGATCTGATTTCACGATATGTTGCAATTTGAGCAATTAAAATGGCAACTTTTTTATCCAAAAGAAAGTTTTCATTTTTACAAAAGTAACCAACAATTCTATTAAAAGTTATTGATGTAAAGAAATCTTTTAGATCTATATTTAAAACATATTTTTTATTTTTATGCTTAAAAGCATTTGAATAGATTCCTAATTTTAAATCTATTGTTTTTAGTACTTCTCTATTTTTATGTGATTTAGGTATATCAATTTTGAATTTTGACCGAAAGCCATGCGATAAAATACAAGTTGTATAGGATGTGTTTTCTAATCTATTTTTCTCTATAATATTAAAACAACTATCAAGTAATTCAGCAAGTGCGCTTTGTAATTTTTTTAAGTCTTTATTCGGCGCCAGAATAACTCGTTTCCCGCCACTTTTTTTCGGGATTTCAAATTTTGTATAGGGCTGAAGAATAGACCTTTTGAATAAAGTATATGAAAGAATTCTAGGTGTATAACCTAATAAATAAGCTAAATCTTGAAGATTTTTACAGTTTTTTAAAAGTATTAAGTCATTCATAATTTTCTAATTAAATTGGGTGTCCTTTGGAAACTCAATGGTCAACAACCGTGCAGAGTGACTAAGCACTGACCGCAAAGTATTGCTGGACAAAAGAAGAGCCTAAGCCCAATTTCAAAACAAATAGCGATACGCTATTTAAAGATCTTTCCAAAGGACAATAATTATTTTATAGGATATTTTAAAAAAAGCTATATATTTTCATTGAATAATATGCTTTTTATAAGCTAAGCAATATTTTTTTCCCAAATATAAATATTTTTAGCTAGATTTTCAATCGTCGTGGCACTATATAGCTCTATTCCTTGTGGTTTCAGAGTGTGGTCTAATTTATCAATTACTTCATCTATCTCGTCTACTCGTGACTGGCTCAGATGTTTTAGATTACTCTCATCTGGTTTCAGAAGAAATAATGTAGGTTTTCTTTTTAACTCGTCAGACGCTGTTCGTAATTCATTAATTGCTTGTAGATAGTCTGTTCTAATTCTAGATGAGTCTGCAAATACTACACTTGCCCAATTACCGATTATTTTACTATGTTTAGGTCGTAAAGGCACATGAATATTTTGTTTATTGATTTCTATAAATCTAGAGTGAGGAATCAAGTTATCAAAAGATACTCCATCATCTTGACGTTTTAATTCATCTATTAAGCTATTGCTGAGTTGTTGAAGGTTAAAGGAGTGAAACCCAGTATTGTTTCTTTTCTTTGATTCTTTCGGACGACCTAAAGGAACAGCGATTTCAAATAAATGATCAATTAATTGACTCGCACTTTTGCCACGGATAAACCCGTGGTTATCAAAAATTAATTGTTTTGATAACTCCAAACATCCATCATAGGCCCACATTTCTGCAAGTTTAGTAATGCGTCGAGCATGTAGTTTCATTTCTTCATTAAAAAGACAACCAAACCGATCAAAATTATCTCCATCTATAGTTCTAACAAAGATTTCATTTTCTGTTTTTAATACAACACCTAGATTAAAGCATTCTCTTGTTGTGAGGTCAGGAGTCCATTGTATAGTCATCCATTCTCCAGCTAAAGAACGGCTTGAATTTGCTGTTGAAAGTCGATTAAGTAAAGACATTTTAGGCCACCAATCCGATTCTATTAGCAAACAGGGTAGTTGGTTGATGACAACGATAGTGCAGAAAATCTTTTAAATATTCTATGAACTTTTGGTGATCACATGGAGGTATTGTTGACACTTCCAGTAAATTTTTCCACCATGTCATTAGTATTTCTTGAACAGAAATAAAAGCATCCTTATGAGCGTTACATGCATCAACTGATTTATGTTTAACTGTAAATTTTGTTTGCTCTTTCAAAGATGGTTGAGTATCTAAAATATTTAATAGTTTATTAGTGAAGTTTTTTGTCTTATCTAATGCAGTTAAGAATTGTATCCAGTCAACACTTCCAAGAACTTCTCCATGATCAATTATCCCCATATTCCCATCACCAGTCATAACTACATTACCAATATTTCTATCTTCATTTGCAATAAAATCATCAAATGCAATAATTTCAGGGAGGTTCTTCTGACTACAAACTAAAGAAAAAGCTTGAATTAATTTAATTTGAGTTTGTTCAGGATCAGTAACAATTAATTCTTCTATATTATTTAAATGAAAAACACCTTTAACACTTGAGCCACATTCTGTAGTAACCCATGCCCATATAGTTTCTTCATTCTCGAAATCAGTAATATCTGAAAAATCTGAATAAAAGATTTTACTTAAAGGCATTAAAGCTGCCCCATTAGGTTGTAATAACCCTAAAGCTTTAGCTAAAGTAAAACCTGTTAACTCGTTGCATAATTTTCTTACACGATCTAATTGGGGATAAACCTTGATATAGCACTTTCTAATAGAGCCATCATCCCACTCAATACTTGCTTTTCTAGTTATTCCCATTTGGCCTCCTGTCACTAACTCATGACTAGCGAGATAGGCTGATTCTGGTAAGACAGTTATTGACATTTTAATTCTCAGCTTTTAAGAGTTTTTTGAAATTTTTATAATTGATTCAATAGCTTCAATTGCATTTGGATTTAATCTATTTTGTGAATCCAAAAGTATTAAACTATCAATTATGTTTTGAATTTTTTTATTCATTACTTTAGGAGCTTTTGTATCGACAAAAGTTTTATCAGTATTTTGAATCGTCATTTCTCCTAATCCCGTTAATAACCATTCAGAGCTGATACCCAAAAATACAGAGAGTAGGGGGATTTTTGATGTTTCAGGAATAGCTTCACCATTTAGCCATTTACCAGCTCCTTTATCAGAAATCTGAAATTTCTGACTTAAAATACGCGCTCGGCCTCTTACTGGGTATCCAGCCATGTCCATTGCTTTATGAAGACGTTTAGCAAATTCGTCTTTAACTTTGTCTACTTGAGAATTCATTAAATCATCTTTATGAACCATTGGTTCAATATTAAATGTTATTGAAAGAACTATCAGTTCCTGTTAGAGTTGAACTATTAGTTCATTTTTTGGATGTTGAGCATGAATTCTGTAAAAGATGTGATTCATGATGCTGGTGGAGTTTCCGTAGTTGCTGTAGCTGTTCAACTAAGTGAGAGGTCAATCTATAAATGGATTGAAAAAAATGCATTTCCACGTTCTGAATACACTGGTGAGAGCAATTATATAGATACGATAGCGGAACTAAGTAAAAAATATTCAAAAGAAAAAATCCTAAAAATTGGTATGCCTAAAAGAGCGAAAAGTTCAATAAATAATAATCAGCTAGTCATCTGATAAACACGTTCAAAAAGACTCGCAATGAACATATTAGATGCGGCTTACCACACGGTTCACGACTTTAAAGGCGGATCAAATGCGCTTGCTTCACGTATGGGCATAAAAAGCCCTGCGGTGCTCAACAGCAAGGTCAACCCAAACACGGAAACACATCACCTGACTTTGCTCGAAGCTTCAAAACTGATGGGCATAACAGGGGATTTCCGGATACTTCAGGCGATCTGTGCAGAACATGGCAAAGCAGCCATCGACTTACCGGATATACCAGAGAGCCATAGAGACAGTTGCCTGATGGATACCTTTCTCAATATCGGCATCAAGAAGGGCAACGTCAGCAAGCAATTTAGAGAAATGCTTGCGGATGGGCGAATAACAAAAGGCGAGGCAATCGACATGGCCAAGGTCATACACGACATGCATGTACTGCTTGCCACGCTGGAGCAACAAATTAATGCCTGCATTCAGGACCAATAAAAAAACCGCTTCCAGTTTTGAGCAGCGGAAGCGGTTTTATGACCTTTATTCATACTTGCTAAGCGAGAAGAAAATATGAACAGACACAATCTAGCAAAACAGACTGGCAAAGACAAACAAAATTCTGATTATGTGACAGGCGACGTCGTTGTTTATATCAGTGGTGGCAACAACGCACTCCATGAGATCTACAAAGTTCATAGCAATACGTGCGTTTCTATTAAACCGCTAAAAGGAAGTTTATTACTTCAACGGGTTACATCAACAGCGTTATTACGTCATGCCACAGTTGCAGAATTACAGGCAGGTAAGCGATCACTTAATACAGATCTAGTCATTTTAGATATGGGTGACGATCATGATATCGAAAACAACATTTCAAAAAACTGCCGTGTGATTAGCAATGATTTTTCTAAATTCCTGAGTAGAGCGTTGAATGCTCAAAAGGAGATGACATGAGCTTAGATGCAACTATCTGGGCATTTAAGGCAGCCGTCAAAACTTCAAGCCAGCGCCTTGTCTTGCTTGCCTTAGCCGACCGAGCCGGTGACGAGCACAAATGCTATCCGAGCCTAAAACGGTTGGAGAAAGATACAGTACTCAACCGTAAAACCATCATTAAAGTTCTGGATGAACTGGAAGCAGAGGCATTCATAAAATTTACGGGTAAAACGACGGGTAACGGAGTAAAGATCTATCAACTGATCGGTGTTATAGGCCGGGAAGATGATGATCCAACCAGTCCCAAAAATGGAACTAGTACCAAAAACGGAACGGGTACCAATTTAGGTACTGGTTCCAAAAACGGTACTAGTACCAATAACGGAACTGCCAGTAGTACCAAAAACGGTACTGCAACCAGTACCAATATTGGGACACAGAACCTCCCAATGAATCTATCAATAGAATCTAAAAATAAAAAAACGTGGCTTTGCTTGAAAAAACTTCGTGAGGAAATTGCTCAAGCAGAACCTGACCAGAATCCGGATGATTTGATTCAAGCCAGTTGGTTTGAACGAGAGCGAAATGCTTTTGAACGATTCAACGAGGCGAAGAACGTTTGTGATGATCTCATGGTCTATCACTTTGCAGACTGGTTGCTGAATGCAAGAACGAAATACCAAATGCGAGATCAGGCGAATATTCCAAAAACAGGGGCACGGGTTCGAGTCCCGCTGAGCGCATCAAAAAACGAATTGAGCGACAAACAGAGACATTTCTTTGCAAGCAAGTTATCCCGTTTACCTGAGTTCGCTAAATATTCAAATGGAAACGAAAGCTACGAACAACTGGCTAAGCGTTTGGAATCAATGCTCAAAGAACCTGCAAATCTCAAGAATTGGGCTGAGTACCTGATCAACATCAGCAATGAGCATAAGGGGAATGTGGCGTGAAACATAACATTGTGTCGATCTCTGGCGGAAAAGACTCAACTGCAACATTGCTTCTAGCCATGGCCTGGGATGTTGAGAACTTACAAGCAGTTTTTGCTGATACAGGACATGAACACCCAGCAACTTATGAGTACGTGGAATATTTAGAAAGCACGTTAGGAATTGAAATACTGAAAGTAAAAGCTGATTTTAGCTTCGAGATTCAGCGTAAACGGGAATATGTTAAAACCAAATGGCGTGAAAAGGGTGTACCAGAGTCAACCATTGAAAATGCACTTTCAGTTTTAAAACCAACTGGGAATCCATTTTTAGACCTGTGTTTATGGAAAAGTCGTTTTCCATCAACACGCACTCGTTTCTGTACTTCAGAATTGAAAGTTAAACCGATCCAACAGCTGTTTTATCCAATTTTGGATGATGGCCACATGATTCAATCTTGGCAGGGTGTTCGTGCGGATGAATCTATAGAGCGTAGATATTTGCCAGAGTGCAATGAGGTAGTTCAAGGGCTCTATAACTACCGCCCAATATTGAAATGGTCTGCCAAGGATGTCTTTCAAGCTCATTTTGATATGGGGATTAAACCAAATCCTTTGTACAAGCAAGGAATGGGACGTGTTGGATGTATGCCGTGCATTAACTGCAACAAAGATGAACTGAAAGAAATTGCAAAACGCTTTCCAGAAGAAATTGAACGTGTAGCCGAGTGGGAGCGGATTGTTGCTTTAGTTTCAAAGCGCCAGTCAGCTACTTTCTTTACCTCAGATTATCGTGGACATGGTATTCACGAGCTCGTTGAATGGTCTAAAACCACCCATGGGGGAAGACATTATGATCTTATTTCATTAACAGAAGACTCAAAAGCATGTTCATCTGCATATGGTTTATGTGAGTGAGGCAGAGCATGAATACAATGAGCCTCGCCCAGTACCGTGAAGAAATTCTTAACCATTCTCGCCAAACAAAAGTGACCAAATCCAAAGCAAACAGGAAAACCAAGCCTAGAGCTAAATCCCAACAGCAAGAACCAAGCGAAGGGGAATTAATCCTGATGCGAGATCTAAGAGCGCTAAGCATTGGCTTTGAACAGGAATACAAATTTCACCCAACACGCAAATGGCGGGCAGATTTCCTGATCAGCAATACCAAGATTTTGATCGAGGTTGAAGGTGGGATCTGGTCACAGGGCCGCCATACCCGAGGAACCGGTTATATCGGTGACATGGAAAAATACAACGCAGCAGCAATTTTAGGATTTCAGGTTTTACGGTTCAGCACACAACAAGTTAAATCCGGTTTAGCAGTACAACAGATAGAGCAATTGGTAAGAGGTACAAAATGACATTGGTGATTGAAAAGATGCATATCATGCAAGCAGTTGACTGGTCACGATTCGATTTAGAAGGTTGGTTATACCAGTTTGGTGCCTGGGTCTACAGTCACACTGGTCCATGTGGCCAGAGTATCAATCCAATAGCCGTGGCGATGGATAACGCTGCTAAAACCCGACGTGCTAAAAAACTAGAAAAGAAGAAAAGTAATCAAGTCATCGCTGACTATATTTCTGATACTTCTTCTGAACTATCACGACCAAAGCGAGGCAAAGTCACTTGCGAGATTAATGACAATGAAGCTCGTGCCGTACAGCGTCTCATACTGGATATGTTGGGCACCAGCGAAGTGATGGATGAATGGTTAGATGCCGTGGTTGATCGTTACTTTCGAGGGCAGTCATGGTCTGAAATGGCCAATGAAGAACGTACTCAAAACGATGCCAGACAAGACGTTAAGTGTGGTTTGGCTGCGTTGCATTGTCGATATGGGTTTATTGGGTTTTAGCTTAAAACTATCACGAATAAATTTGGGGTTTAAGCAAATTTCTTAAACCTTTTAAGAAAATTAACTAAAGTTAATTTTTCCTACTTTAAAATTAGTTTTTATCTAATTTTATGATGTAATAAGTCTCGTTTTAACAAGTAAGCGCTGACTTACTTAATTACTTAAGTAAAGGTACATATGTCTGAATCAAATGATGATTTGCAGCAATTAGCTTCTGAACACCTTGGGCCAATTAGTCGAATAGAGAGAATTGGTAGAGGTTTATATGGGGATAGTTGGCAAGCACAAATCGCTCGTGATTTGAAAAATCAGGATGGTGATAGCATCTCCAGAAAGACAGTACAAAGTTGGCATACACGGGATAATTTACCCAGCTGGGCGACAAATCAGTTGTTAATTTTAGCCAAGCAAAGAGCAGTTGAAGTTTCTAAAACGATCGAGTTTTTAGCCGAGCAAAATATTCATTAACTTGATTTTGAGGTCAAAAGTCTGCATCATATTGTGGCGGTGGCGAAAAAATAGCGTCGCCTAATACCACGAGATGGACAGATATGAAAATTAAATCCCTTACCAAACTTTATGAAGCCTGTGATGTTGCAGACGGTTATGCTTTGGCCTATGAACAGGTTGCAGATTTAGCAGCTATGATTAGCGCAATAAGGCATTTATGTGAAAAAAATATCCAATATATTCACAAGGTTTATGATGTTCCGGAATCCGTATTCCAAGAGTTGAAACGTATTTTCAATATCATCGATGGATTGATTCAGGAGTCCTTAGAGTTTAGTAAGACTCAGGAAAATTTATATAAGTGCTAAAAAAAGCTCGTCACATGACGAGCTTTTTAATAAGAATATCATTAAAAATTAGGTTAATAATCATACATAATTCTTTATTTACAATAATTGATTGATTGTATTTTCTCAACTGGATTAAAAATATCTATAGCTACTATTTCTCTTTCTTTAGGAATTCTGAACGATATGAAATGTGGAAGTGGCTCTTCTTTTTTTGAATCTATATTATTCAAACCTTTTGTAAAACTATCTTCAGTATTACGATAACATGTTTTCTCAATTAGCATGGGGGAGGTGTAAGGTAGTGCATTCTTGACATGTAATCTAAACTCAAAAGGATAATTTTTCATAATATTGTAATAATCTTTTTTGTAGTTTATTTGAACGTAAATAATTTTTTCTCTGTCATTTGGTAGCTCTGTTTTTAAATGATAAAAAGTAAAATCTTTATCTTTAGTTGATATGTTTTTAATTGATGTAAGTTCTTTAATATCATAGCTTTTTTCTTCAAGTAGCTTGAAGAAAGTTAGCCCCTTATCTGAAAATATACAGAGATTTTTTCCACACAATAATTTAAACATTTTTTTATCTTTATACGTAATATATTTTGTTTGATTAAGTACATCTTGAACGGCTGAATTTTGGCCACGCTCATAAAATTTGAGTACACTTAGCAAAACAATATAAAAACCAAACAATGAAAATACGAGAAAGAAATAGGATAGCATTAGATATTTGGGAAATTTTTTCCTTCTATTTTTTAAGTTGATTTTTAAGACTCTTCTAGCACATTTAAAAAAGAGTACTTTTTTATCTATATTTTTTCTTTTCTTTATATATTTAATCCAAAGTAACTTGAAAAGCCATTCTATTTTGATTTCTAAATGCTTTAATTTGTTTCTATAGATGTAAAGTATAAAGGCTATGATAAGAAAACAGATAATATAAATAATTTTAGGTATAAATATTAATAAATTTGCAAAAAAACCTATATGAACATAGTCAGCAAAATCAAAGTTTAAACTTAAATAATCATATCCGGTATTGTAGGTATAACCTTCTACAATTAATCTACCTGCTTCATACCAATATCCTACTAAAAGCGAAACACCAAAAGCTAAAAAGAATTCCTTAAAATTCATTATTTTATTCTCATTTTGAATTAATATTTAACAGTTTTTCTCGATCAGCTACAGCATTCACAATATGCATCTTCTTATGACAATTCGGGCAAAGTGCAACAGTATTCTCTACGGTATCAGCACCGCCGTGTGCTAACCATTCAATGTGATGAGTCTCCAGGTAGGGCTCGCCATTTGCGTCTTTAAAAGGAGCAGGCTGTTCACATAGCTGGCAAATACCATTGGCCAAACGTTTTGCTAACTGAGCGATCGAATCCGAACGGATGTAATATTTAGTCTGGGTATTACGATAGCTAACTTCTGTCTGTGCTGAAGCTTTGGCATCAGCGATAAGTTGCTCAGTCGATTTTCTTTTATATTTACGCTGCTTCTTCTGACTAGCTTTAACGATAGTCTCAGCATTGATTGTAGTACGGGTATCTAATAGCTTAAGTGGGAAGATCCATACAGCACGTTCTTGCTTGTTCGCATCTGGCTGAATCTTTTGATAGGGCTCACTAATGAGCGTAACAGGGCCTTGGTAAATATATTCTTTGTCTGTGAATACTTCGAATAGATGAACCGAAACGCCGTTTGTATGGCTCTCAGCGAGCGTTTTATTCTGGCTTTTAAGCTCTTGGTTCCCAACTTGTCCCATACCGGTGTAATGAAGTTCATCACCAATCCATCTATCTTCATAGATTGATTCAACGTGATTCGAAATGATCACTAGGGTATTTGTTTTAAGAGACCGGCGCATTCCACCTTGTGGTGAACAACCAAAATATTCACAAAGTCCTGCATTGTCTAAAACGGTACCAGGCTTTAAATTTTTAAAATCTTTTGTCATGCTTAAATCTTGTTATTTAGTAAATATTGGACAATAGGTAGGTCGGCTGCAGCCCAGTCAAGTTGTTCGAGCTCTTCTATGTGGGACCACTTGATATCCTGGTGTTCATGTATTACCAATTCATCAATGTTCGTGGATTCACATAAATAGGTGGCCAGTTCAATCTGGAAATTTGGGTAAGAATGCTCAACAGTTAAAAGATAACTTTTTACATCAATGGCCAGATTCAGCTCTTCATGGATTTCACGTATAAGTGCTTGCTTTGCCGTTTCATTAGGATCAACCTTTCCACCAGGAAATTCATATTTATGCGACAAATACGGGTATTTATGCTCACCTTTAAGAGCACATAAATATTTTCCATTATGGATGATTACTGCTGCTACAACGCTTAATTTTTTCATAACATGGTCTTAGTAACTATTTAGCCAACTTCCACCAATGCAACATCTGCTGTAAATCTACATCCTGCATAGTAAGACCTTGTTGCTGAGCCTGTTCTTCAACATACGCAATACGTTTCTCAAACTTTGATATAGCTACGCCTAAACACTTTTCAGAGTCCAGATTTAAACGACAAGCCAAATTAAGTAGAGAGAATAAACAATCTCCAAACTCATCTTCTAAACGATCCAGATCGATTTCTGGGGCATTGATTTCAACGAAGAGTTCATCTATTTCTTCAAGAACTTTCTCTTTGGCTTGCTCATGGCTCTTCCAGGTGAAGCCTTTTGAAATTAATAAGTTCTGGATCTCTTCAGCGCGTTTAAGATTACTTTGTGCCATATCTTTTCTCATTAACTTCATTGAACTTTTCAAAATGACTCGTCATATACTTTTTGAAAACAGCCAGATCTTTACCTCGGAAAGGTATCTTTATCACGAAATCGATTAACTGATGATTGTTTATAATTTCAAGGATTAAAGGATCTTCACACATGATAAGCCGTAATGACTCAGGATCAAACGTGATGAAGTAACGATCAAAGAGCTTGTCCATCAATGCTGACAATAATAAACCATTTCTAGAATCAATCCTTTCCTCATTGGTACACTCGCTCCAAGGTTTGATATGACTGGCGAGTAACAAAGATTCATGCTTAATGCCGGTTAAAAGGCACGTGCTCTTAAAGTTGTGTAAGAGATCACTTCTAAATCGACCTTGACCTAAACGTGACTGAATGAGCCTTTCTTTGTTGGTTTCTGGTATAGATGAGCTTTGCTGAATTGCATAAATATCCTCATCAATATCTTTCTCGGGATTGATATCGACAGCATGGGAAGGGGCACTGGATTGAAACTTATCAAAGACTTTCTTTTCACTATTACGGTGTAACACACTATCCTTCAGATCAAAGATCGTCCCTAAGTTTTTTAAAGTATTGTCTTTAATCTTATCATCAGGCAATTTCACTGAAATATTCGTAATGAGTCCATTTCTTCCTTGAACACATGAAGAGTATCGAAAGCCTTCATAAATCTTTGCAACCTGAGGATCATCAGCAACATTGAAATATTCTTTCTTCAATTCATAAGTGTTGTTTTTAGACTTTAGAGTTGGGTAGGCCGCTAGAATATTGAAGTAGAAGCGATGAGGGTAAATATTAGAGCCAACTTCATCATCCCATATTTGAGGGTTATTTGCGTTTTGATCTGCCGTAACTTCAAACATATCGCTCGTTACTTTCGCCAGAACATATTGTGTTAGTTGGCCGGAGAAGCGGCTTCTTACAGGACCTAATAGTGCATGGGCAAATATCAGGTAATCACCAGCTTTAATTTGCTTTGCATTACTATTTAATTCTTTAAAGCCCCAAATTCCATGGTTAAGGCCTGTAATGAAGTTATTTTGGCTTGGATCTGCTACATAGATACAATGAAGATTAATATTGTTAGGCATAAAAGTAGGATTATTAATAAATAAAGTTAGGATTTTGTGATTACTGAATAGGGTATCATCTCAAAACTATCAAAACAAAACTTATAGTAAATTTTTCAAAAACTTGACCCTGCGCAGGGCAAATGCTATTTTTACGTTATAGTGGTCGAAGTGTAAGTAGATCATGGAAATTAAAGCTCATCGAAAGGTGGGCTTTTTTGTATTCTGTGGTATAAATTTATCTCCAATAATTAAGGGGATGAAAATGACTAAAGAAGAACTGGTAAAAGAGATAGAGGATAAAAAAGAAATTTATGGAATTGTTAATTATTCCTTTTCTGGAACTGTTTTAGCAATCAAAACGGAAGAGGGATATTCAAAAAATGCAATCCATTTTATTAACGATTTGATGACTAGATATCCTGAGTTCATCACAGCAGGAAGAGCTGAAACAGAAGCTAATTAGATTTTTTGAAATAAAAAACTGATAGTTTAAACGCCTCCTTCGGGAGGTTTTCTTTTACTCACTGCTTCGTTGGGGATTTTTCATTGCTGCATGTGTTAAGCTGAGATTCATAATTTTATGGATTGTTAGGATGCTTATTTGTATTGGTTGTGATTTGGATGGCGAAGTAGTTGCTAATCGTGAAGATACATATTTCCGAGCAAGTGAAATCGATCCTAGCAAAGCATCAACTTATAATCGTCAGACATAAATTGTTGGTGAGAATACCTATTATTTTTGGCTTTGCGCGGAGTTACCGTATGCTGAGACAACTGTAATTGTTAATACACATCTAGCCCTAAAATATACATACCTTTCTTAGTTTTAATTTAACGATTTTATATCTCATCGTAAGATGAACTTTTTTGTTGTAATGATGAGTTTTTTTTATTAAAAATGAGTTTATATTTCAAATTAAAATAGAGAGTTTTTTATGAAGAAGCTAGTCATATTTGCTGAAGGGGTGTTTCTTCAACATTTGCTACAACTATTAAGTTCAAATCAATTAGGATTTTTAAAGGAAATTCAAGAGAATAGAATAAACTTATCGGTTGGAGTGAGATTTACATTTGAAATTTTGAATTATTCAAGTCATGTACAAAGTCAAATATCAAATTTGGATGCACAAATGAAACTTTTAAATATTTGTAATCAAGTTCAAAGCACAATGAAAGTATATTAGTCCAATTAACATGTACATGTTTAAGCCACCTTCGGGTGGTTTTTTTAATGGGTGAGATTTATGGACACAATCAAATATTTTGAACTCACCACAAAACGTGCACCGAAAACCAAGCCTAAAAGTAGGCCGCTGCCGAAAGCTAAAGAAGCCTACTTAGACACCTATGAAGATCTGGAACGTGCTTTACAGATATTTGAGATTAAGTACGAAAAGTTGTTCCAGTTTAAATCTACCAAACACTGGCGTTATGACTTTCACCTTATTGAGCACCGGATCTTAATTGAGATTGCTGGTGGTCCTTGGTCGGGTGGACGTAAAGGTAAATTGGCAAATAAAGCTTGGAGCTTGGATAAATATGATCAGGCTTGGGAGAAGGGCTACACCGTTATAAGGATTGAATCATCTACTCGATACAAGATTGATGAATCAGGACCAACGCAGATTGAGGCGAGCCATGCTGACCAATGGCTTAAAAGTTTATTAAGGCAGAAATTCAATGAGCCAGATCAGACCATTTCCACCGACGGAATTGATGGATAAAGCAGAAGAGGAAGAAGCTCTCCGTTTGGCACCTGCACCGGATCTTATGGATTGGGTGGTAAAGAACTTTTTAACTATTGGTGGGCCATTACACAATCCAGACCATAACCATATTGCTGAGCTCATCCATGATAGTGACGAGTTCATTGCATTTGCTTGGGCATCATCAGCATGTGTAGCCAAAAAGCGTATGGTCCTCGGCCAGTGTGAAAAAGTGATGTTCAATCAAGGCGGTTGGCGTAAAGCTCGACAAGAGCAGCAGATGCGGGACTGGTTCGGTTATGTACCGGTATATCTCATTACCATTGATGCCAGTTTTTGCGAGCAAGCTTCAGATCGGGACTTTTGTGCATTGATTGAACATGAGCTCTATCACATCGGAGTCGAGCGAGATCCCGAAGACGGCGAGCCAATCTATAGCGATATTACAGGCCTGCCGAAACATTACTTGGCTGGCCATGATGTTGAAGAATTTGTGGGTGTGATCAAACGATGGGGAGCAAGCGAAGACGTGAAGCGACTTGTTGAAGTAGCGAAGCAAGCGCCGTTTGTAAATGATGTAAATATTTCCAAGTGCTGTGGAACTTGTCTTATTAGTTGAGCCGTTTGGCTCATTTTTTTTGCCATGTTTCCTTGACGTACCTTGACGGATAGAGAGAAATGGCAACATTAAATAAAAAGCAAAAACTCTTTATTGTGCAATCACTTGCCGTCTTTAATACCCCACAAGAGACAGTGGTGCTCGTCAAGGAAGAATTTAACATTGATGTTTCACGTCAACAGGTTGAAACATACGATCCAACTAAGGTTGCTGGCCGAGATCTCAGTAAGGAATTTAAAGAGGCATTTGAAGCCATTAGAGAAAAGTATCTTGAGCAGCCGATCCATAAGATCAGCGGCGCAAACGACATCGTTCAGTTAAAGATCCTGAATGACCTGCTCTGGTCTAAAAAGAACAACGTCAGGATGACACTCCAGATTGTTGAGCAGATGCAAAAAATCATGAAGGGGTTTTACGACAAGAAAGGTGGCCAGCCAACTAAAGGCAACGGCGGTGAAGCAGGCCAGACCAAAGCTGATGTAGAACTTGAGATTAAAAAACTAGAACTGCAAAAGCTGCAGCGTGAAGTGAATCCACCGGAGCATCGTCCACCTGGTGAGGATTACAAACTTGTTTTGAATCCTGATGAGGAGATACCAGATGAGCCAATTCTTTAATCCTCCAGAAGGTTCAGTTCAATTAACTCCCAAACAGGCCAATATCTATTTATGGGGCTGGCAGAAAGAAGCGCGTTTCCGTGATGCTGTATGTGGTCGCCGTTTTGGTAAAACGTTCCTAGCTAAAGCCGAGATGCGTAGGGCAGCAAGACTGGCCTCTCAATGGAGCGTGTCGGTTGAAGATGAGATCTGGTATGCAGCCCCCACGTTCAAGCAAGCCAAGCGGGTATTCTGGAAACGGTTAAAACAGGCCATTCCTGCCTCATGGAGAGCAGGCAAGCCAAATGAAACCGAGTGTTCAATCACTTTAAGAAGTGGCCATGTTATTCGTGTGGTTGGTCTGGATAACTATGACGACCTTCGTGGATCCGGCTTATTCTTTTTGATTATTGATGAATGGGCCGACTGTAAATGGGCAGCATGGGAAGAAGTACTTCGACCAATGCTTTCAACCTGTAAGTATGTGGTCAACGGCGAACAGCGGGTTGGTGGTAACGTTTTGAGGATCGGGACACCGAAGGGCTTTAACCACTGCTATGACACGTTTATGGATGGTCAGCCTGGACATGAACCAGACTGTAAAAGTTTTTCCTATACATCACTTCAGGGCGGGAATATTCCTGAGTCAGAAATCATTGTTGCTAAGCGCAAGATGGATCCTAAGACATTTAGCCAGGAATACGAGGCCAGCTTTGAAAGTTACCAGGGCGTTATCTTCTATTGCTTTAATCGAACGTTAAGCGCATCCAATGAGACAGTTCAACCGAATGATGTACTGCACATCGGCATGGACTTTAACGTTACCAAGATGGCTGCTGTGGTCTATGTCCGCCGTGGTGAGCAGATGCATGCGGTTGATGAGTTTGTAACCCTGTTTGATCCCCCCGCCATGATTGAGGCTATTCAGGAACGTTATCCTGATCATGAGGTGGCGGTTTATCCCGATGCTTCAGGTGAAAATCGGAAGTCTAGCAACGCCAGTGAAACCGATCTGGCACTACTCAGAAAGGCTGGCTTTAAGGTCCACGTCAACAGCAGAAACCCAGCTGTGAAGGATCGTATCAATTCAATGAATGGCATGCTCTGCAATACCTTGTCTGAGCGTCGATTATTCGTAAACGTGGCCAAGTGTCCACACTTTGCAAAATGCCTGGAACGTCAGATCTATGATGATTATGGGCAACCAGATAAGAAGTCTGGCTTTGACCACATGAATGATGCTGGAACTTATCCAATCGCGTATTTATTCCCGATCGACAAAAAGTCAGCAGGAATGCGAAGGATTCGAGGCATGTCTTAACCAACGCACCTATTACAGGTGCTTTTTTTATGGTGTTTTTATGGCAGTTACTGATAAACATCCGCAGTATATTGCTGCACAAAAAAGCTGGCAGATGATGCGCGATGCTGTTGCTGGTGAAGAGCAGATCAAGCAAGCCACAACGAAGTATCTCTCCAAGTCTGCAGGCATGATTGAGGCAGAGAAGCAGGGAGATACTACAGGCGAGATCTATAAGGCATATGTGAACCGTGCACAGTATCCGCTATGGGTTCAGGATTCATTACGGACCATGATCGGTCTGGTCTCAAAACTTGAACCAGATATGGTGATTGAGAGTTCTTTGCTTAAGGGACTAATCAATAGTGCAACCAATGATGGTTTTGGGCTTAAACAGCTGTTTATCCGGGTGTGCGTTGAATTGCTGGAGTGTGGCCGCTGCGGCTTATTGGTGGACGTAGATGGCAACGGTGTTCCGTACTTTGCAATGTATGACGCGCTATCAATCATTAACTGGAAGGAGAACAGCATTGGTGGCCGTAAGGATCTCAAGCTGTTGGTGCTCGAGGAGCAATTTGATAATAGCGAGGATGAGTTTGGCCATGATACTAAAACCGTGCATCGTGTTTTATCTATGCAGGACGGCGCTTTAACAGTACGGTTATTTGATGGAGCTTTACCGGAAGATAAAACGCCGGATCTGGGTGGTAACCAGCTTTCTTTTACGCCGTTTGTATTCTGCGGTACCACAGACAACTCACCGGATGTTGGCACGGTACCGCTATTAACCATGGCCAAAGCTGCTTTGAAGTATTACCAGTTAAGTGCGGATTATTTCCAGTCATTGCACCACACGGCGCACCCACAACCATGGATTAGTGGATTGGATGATGAGTCTGATATTAGCGTGACTGGAGTCATGGCCGTTTGGGATCTACCTAAAGATTCAACCTGCGGTTATTTAGAGATTTCGGGTGATGGCATCGACATGACCAAGAAGGAAATGGATGCCCAGAAAAACTCGGCGCTTGAAGCCGGTGCAAAGGTTATTGATACCAATAGCCAGGAATCTGGTGAAGCCCGTCGTGCACGTCAGGATGACCAGCATGCCAGCTTACACAGTATTGTGATGTGTGCCGCCGAAGCTATCGAGCAAGCCATTAAATATGCGGCTCAGTGGTTAAAGCTCGATCCTTCCAAATATGCATTTACGGTGAAGCCTGAGTTCATTGTTCAGCAATACGATATCAATCTGGCCAAGCAACTTTATGAAGGTGCACTGCAGGGTAAAAACTCATTCAGAACATACTGGGAATATATCACTACAGGTAAATTGCCGTCACATGATTACCAGGATGAACTGTTACGTGTTGAAGAAGAGCGGGATAGTCTGCCGTTGTAAGGAGGCTAAATGGCTTCAAATGATCATAAAAATCTGATTGAGATACTGACTCAGCACCAGGCTTATTTATATCGAGCATCATCCCAATCGGTGAATGAATTAACCAGGTTATTTAATTCAGAATCATATGCGATGCTTTCAAAGCTTCGGGATCTGCTGGATGAGTTGAATGATCCTGAGAAAGTGGCTTTAGAGGGTGGCCAATACACCACAACCAATCTTAAAGAGATCCGAGATCTCATATCTCAATGGTTCGCCAGTTTAAGTACTTCTATTCCTGAAGTATTCGCCGTATCAGCTGCAGCTCTGGCTGTATATGAGGCGAATTATACTGCCAGACTATACGGCGGCAAGATCAAAAAGCAGAATGGCAATAAGCTTTATTCTTCAGCCAAGAAAACGCCGCTGGTAGGCGGGGCGCTGGTTGATGATCTGCTGTTGAAGATTGCTGAAAGTGCCCGGCAAAAGGTTGAGTATGCCATACGGGATGGGATCAGCAGTGGTAAGTCAAATCAGGAAATCATCCAGCGTATCCGTGGTACCAAACGCCAGAATTACGATGATGGCATTCTAAATACCAGTAAGTCTGACATCGAGCGTACGGTGAGAACTGTACGCAGCCATGTCGCTAATCAGGCCTACCATGAAAGTTTTGTCCAGCTCGGTTTCAAATACGAAAGATTTATTGCCACCTTGGATGGGAGAACATCAAAGCTCTGTGCATCGCTTGATGGCTCAGTTTGGGAGATCAACGACCCCGCCAGACGTGTACCGCCACTTCACCCAAACTGCCGGAGTATTTTGGTACCTGTCGAAAAAGATGGCCAGTTAGTTGGTGAACGTCCATTCGTGATGGATGAACGTAAAGTTAAGGACATACCTAAAGATGAGCGTGATCAGTTGATTGGCCAGATTGATGCCAACACGACTTTCAAAGAGTTTTTTAAGAAAACAGACGATTTCTTTCAAAAGGAATGGTTAGGCCCGAAACGGTACAAGCTCTATAAAGAGGGGAAGTTTGATTTTGACAAGTTCTTTGATCCAGAAGGTCAGCTTTACACATTGGACCAGCTTAGAAAGCTGGATGAACGAGCTTTTAAAGAGCTGGGTATTTAAATTAATGAAATTATTTATTTTGCTCGGCTTTAGTATTTCCATTCATCTGTTTTTTCTAAATTTTATTTCTCTATCGCTATAATTCAAACAAAGTAAATCAGAGAACTCTTTTGATTTTACAAAGATTTGTTTTTGTTATCTGGGGAATGACATTAGCTAATGAATAAAACGTACATTATTCTGGGTATAAGTTTTATATTCATGTTTGGAGTTATATGGAAATCTAATCATGATAGGTTAAGGAGAGAGCTTGAGAAGCAAATGCAATTTCAACAACACACGCAAAAAATGGCTGAGTTGGAAGTAGAGCAACAAGTAAAATTGCAACAAGAAGCAGCGGAGAAAGCCAAGAGAGATCAGCAGCGAGCAATAGATAACGAGAATGCTAGACTTGAGACAGAAAGATTCGAGCGTGAAATGAAAGAGCAGGAGCTTGCTCAAACGAGAGAGCATTCAAGTTCATATGAAGAAGAGGACCCGTTAAGGCATATTTTTGATTAGAGTTATTCATTTTATGGATCATTTAGAAATGTGGTCTTTAATTTATTAAATAAGTTTTAGTATTTTTCTATGCGAAGTCGGCTTTAAACAAGGTTGGCTTTTTTAGTGCTGAAATAATCGCAATTTTTACATACCGCCTTCGGGCGGTTTTTTATTGCCTTGAGATAAGGCTCAACTTAATCAAACGAGAGGTTTGAACATGTCATTGCCATTTATTGTGGATTCATTGGACCAGATCAAAGAAGAACATCGTGCTTTGTACGTTGAGGAAAACGGGAAGTTTCGCCTTGACCTAGAAGGCTATGAAGATCCGAAGGGCTTGAAGTCTGCACTACAAAGCGAGCGTGATGCCGCTAAGACTGCCCAACGCGAACTACAACGCCTACAGAAACAGTTTGAGGGTATCGATCCGGAAATTGTGAAAAAGGTGTTTGCCCAACTTGACCAGGACGAAGAAGCCAAGTTGATTGCTGAAGGCAAGGTAAACGAAGTGATTCAGAAGCGTACCGAGAAGATGCGTGAAGAACATGCCCGTTTGCTCAATGCCGAAACAACGCGAGCCAACAATGCTGAAGCTTATGCCAATAAGTTTAAGGATTCAGTAATTCAAGGGCAAATCATTCAAGCAGCTGTAGAGCTTGAGGCACTACCTGAAGCAACTGGTGATATTGCGTTCTTAGCTAAAGCTAAATTTGCATTAGATGAAAGCGGCAAAGCGGTTGCTGTTGATGAAAACGGTGAAGTGATTATTGGCAAAGATGGCCAAACACCGCAGACCCCAAAAGAGTGGGTTGAATCCCTACGCGAGCAAAAGCCGTACTTCTGGCCAAAAGCAAACGGATCTGGTGCACCTGGTAGTACCAATACAAAAGGTCAGGTCGACATCCTCAAAGCAGATGGCTCAGTAAATCTCACCAAACTTGCGCAATTACGAAATGACAATCCGCAGCTAGCCAAAGAGCTTGCTGCAAAACACGGTATTAAACTTTAAAAACTAAGGAGAAGGCCAAATGGCTGAAACAAAAATTGCTGATGTAATCGTTCCAGAATTATTCACCCCATACGTTTTAAATAAAACTGCAGAGAAATCTGCGTTATGGCAATCCGGCATTGTGGGTGATCCTGATGTTGAGATCGCTTTCGGTAGTAAAGGTGGTAGCACCATTAACATGCCTTTCTGGAATGATTTAAGCGGTGAATCAGAAGTGCTGTCAGATTCCGAAGCACTCACTGTAAACAACATTACTTCAGGTCAGGATATTGCAATCCTTCATGCGCGTGGTAAAGCATGGGGAGCAAATGACCTGGCTAAAGCTTTATCGGGTGATGATCCACTGGGTGCGGTGGGTGATCTTGTCGCAGATTACTGGTCGCGAGAGTTCCAAGGCTTTACTGTGAATACGCTTAAAGGTGTGTTTGGTGCAGCCAGCATGAAAGATAACGTGCATGACATCTCAGCAGGTGCTGGAGCAGCAGCTGTGATTGATGGGCAGTCTTTTGTTGATGCGTCATACAAGCTTGGTGATGCGGTCGATAAATTAACAGCGATCTCTATGCATTCATTCACTATGTCTTCATTGGCAAAACAAGGTTTAATCGAAACGGTCCGTGATGCTGACGGCGAATTACTCTATAGAACCTTTATGGACCGCCGTGTCATTGTTGATGATGGCATGCCAGTAGAAGGTGATGTATTCACCTCATTCCTATTTGGCAAAGGGGCGATCGGCTTCCAGGATATCGGTGCACCGGTTGGCGTGGAAACAGACCGAGACAGCTTAGCTGGTACCGACATTCTGATTAACCGCCGTCATTTTGTATTACATCCTCGTGGAATCAAGTGGGCGGGTGCTACCGGTATTGCACCGAATAATGCTGGTCTTGCCCAAGGCGCAAACTGGGAGCGCGTATACGATCCTAAACAGATCCGGATCGTGGCATTCAAGCACAAGATCAAATAACTAAAGGCGGGGTATCCCGCTTTTATTGTTTTTGCCTTTCGGTAATTACGGGAAGGCAACCTAAATAATTTTTTGGAGATCCTCACATGGGACTTTCATCATTTAACCGAGCACGGGAACGACAAATGACACAAGAAAAAGTGAATGAACTTGAAGAGCAACTGGCAGGCGTAAAAGGTGAGTTTATTGCATTCAAAAATGATCCTGATGCAATGAAAGCGCGTATTGCAGAACTGGAAGCTGGTGCAGGTGATAACCAACCTTTAAATGATCAGCAGACTGCAGGTGATAACCAGGAACAGGAGAAGCCTGTTGATTATTCATCTCTCAAGGTTGATGAAATCAAAGCAGTATTAACCGAAAAAGGGATTTCATTTGACGGCGTTACCCGTAAAGACGATTTGCTTGCACTTATCCCTCAAGAGCCAAAGGAATAATCCATGAGCTTTATCACTGAACAAGAAGCGATTGAACATGTACAAGGCTTTGATGCTTTATCTGCCAGTGATAAGGCTGATTATTTGCAAAAGGCCGAAGCCTATCTAATCGCCCGTAACGTGAAGCATTATGTGGATGTGACACAAGTGCCTAAGGCACTAAAAACAGCCTCATACGAGATCATTAAGGGCATCATGAAGGGTGAGCTCTACCAAGGGCTGGAACAGGCCTTAAAACGTAAAAAGGTTAAGGCCGATACGGTGGAATCAGAAAAGGAATATCAGGATGGATCAGTAAAGCTGAATGCTACTGAGCAATATATTCTGGATCTGATTAAGCCATTCACTAAACGTTCTTCAGTATTCTTTATCCGGAGGATCTAATGGGCTTGCGTGACGAGCTACAGGCAGATATTGCCGAGGCATTTAATGAAGATCTTGCAGATGCTGTTCAATCCTTTGCGTGTGAGCGGATCATCAAAGCTGATTGGGATCCTCTGACTGAAACGCATAAGACGATTAAAGAGAACTATTCTGGCCGTGGTGTTTTGTTTGGCTCATACAATCAATACGAGATCCAGACATTGGGAGTCTTGGCCACCGATAAAAAGGCGGTTGTTCTGCAGAATGAAGTAACCATGGTACCGAAGATTGATGATGAGTGGTTTACACCCCTGGGCAAGTTTCGAGTCATGCATATTCAGCAGGATCCAGCTGAAACAATCTGGAAATGTCAGTTGAGAAAGGTATGATAACTTGATCTAATATCCTTCTAAATTAGGGGGATATATGATTAAAAAGTCTTTGGAACAAAAAATTAAAGATGTAGTATTTTGGACTTGTATCTTTTTTGTTCTTTATTTGATAGTTGGATATCTACTGGAATCAAATTGGTTAAGTGAAAGGATAGATTTACCTAAATTTAATGATATTTTAAAAGATAGTCTAACAATCTCGGCTGCATTTTTTGCTCCAGGGGCTGCATTTATTCTATTTACGGATTGGAAAGAACAACATAATAAGCAAGTAAAAAATGAATTTGCACTTAATGTATTTAATCAATTTGAAAAATTTTCTGTAGAAATTGATAAAGCTGGATATATTTTAATTGAATTGGATGGATTGTTGCCAGATAATTCTAATTATAGAGGTAATATAAATAGAATCCCTGTTTATCTTAATGATCCAATATTCACCGAAAATAAAGATTTGATATTTGAATTTATTAAACAAACTCAAATTATTCAAGAAGAATTTAGCATCCTATTGGATAAGTTTAGATATTTTGGGATCGTAACACGTCAGTTAGAAGAGATGGAGTTTTGGTTTGAGTCATTATTGAATGATTTCTTAGAAATTCATGATCAAGAAAAAAACTCTTATTCTGAGTTTTTGCAAATGCTCATTGTTAAAGATGAGCAATTAGAGAAATATAAAGATCTAAGAGAGAGAATATCTTTAAATATAACTAAAAATATTTTAATGGAGCTACAAGCAACATAATTAAGTGATTATAGAAATTAAATAGTTTTCTAATCAACATTAACCCACTTCGGTGGGTTTTTTATTGCCTGAAATATAGGAGGACCTATGGTAAATACAAACTATGTGCCTGAATGGTATATGTCACCATTTCAGCATATTCAATATACGCTGGCCCGCAATCAGATTCACATGGACCTGTTATTCGATGACATGCAAGAGGCGGATCAGTTCCTTTCAATCGATGGAGCAACTGCACAGGTTGATTATTACAAGGAAGGGACTTATGCGGTCGTTCAACTGGGCGATACTTCGGGGCGAGATCTCATTGAAGTGTATGGGCTGCTTTTGCATGAAGCAGTGCACGTCTGGCAGCGAGTTAAAACACTTATGGGTGAGCGTGAACCGAGCACTGAATTTGAAGCTTATTCAATTCAAGCGATCGCTCAGGACCTCTTCGAGATGTATCAGGCAAGTGAGGTGAAGGATGGCGTGGAAGGGAAAAAAGCCAACTGATTTCGCCGTGCAGATCGTCAGTGACTCAGAAGCGCATGTAAAAAATATTGTGATGGATACGGTTCAATCCTTGGTTAATACCAGCCCAGTCGACACGGGTGCTTATCGATCCTCTCATATTGTTTCTATCGGATCTACTGATATGGGTGTCCGTGGACCTGAGACAAATCCTAATCAGGATGCTGCAGTCCAGGCAGTTAAAATCAAGCTGGGTAATCTGGTCTATATCCAGAACAATCTTCCATATGCAGAACGCTTAGAGAATGGATGGTCGCAGCAGGCTGGCCAAGGTATTTATGGCATCACATTTAACTTTATCTCTCAAAAGTACGGTGGCTAAATGGCAATGACATTGGAACAAGCAAGACAAGCCATTATTGCTCGCATGCAGGGCTTCACTGGCATCGATCAAGCTCGAATCCAGTATCCGAATGCACCAGAATTTAAAGTGCCTAAAATTGGCCTGTGGTGTCGTCTAACAATAGCGGGCGGATCAAGTTTTATTTCGGGTATTGCTGACAAGCCATGCACACGGCGAACCGGTAATATCATGATTCAATGTTTCGACCGACTGCATACGGGAGAGAAAGCGATTACTGAGCTCAGTGATGCATTGCTGGCTCATTTCGAGTATTTCAATATTGAGCATCTTGAGTGTTTGCAGGGGCAAGCCATCAATGTAGGCAAGGATAGCGATTTCATCCAGTACAACGTAACGATCGGCTATAAAATCAATTAAACCAGTTTGAATATTTTTTATCACTTACCACCTCAACGGTGGTTTTTTTATGTCTATAGGAATCACTTATGAGCAATTTTGTTTTTAAGCGTGGTGACACCTTTAACCTGAACTTGCAGCTTGTCGATATGGATGAGGCTCTGCAATTTCCGCCTGACGATGTTCGCCGTGCGATTAACCTGACCGGTTATGTATTTACTTCTCAAGTAAAAGAGCTGCATACCGGTGCTGCCGTTGCAACTTTAACCTGTACTGTATTAAATCAGGCTACACAGAAAGGCTGGTTAAAGGTGACGTCTGGGGCAAGTACTTCAGCGTGGCCTCTGGGACTAGTCCAGATGGATCTTAAAGCTGTGGGTGGTGGTGTAACTCAACATTCTGAAACTTTGATGTTTCTGGTAGCTGATGGAGTAACAGCATAATGGCCAATCTTGTTTTTAAGTTCAATTGGGAGCATCGACCTTTTCCCTATAATGCCGCACATGGTAAGTTACAATTTATGCTGCCTTTTGCCTCTGGTATTCCGAATCTGACGCCTGACTGGACGCAGGTGCAAGGAGCAGGAACTGCTGCTACAGGGACATTAACAACTTCTAAAGAGGATAGGAATGTTGGACGGGTACTGAAAGTCGGTGATTTTGGAATTGGTGATAATAATCCAACTGTACTAGCACCCCCGCCTCTGAGTGTAGGTGAAGTAACAAGCTTATGCAGACGAACTACAGGTGATAACTCGGCAGCACATGGCCTTCCGGCAGGTACCTATGCGATGAGTACTTTTAGTACAAGCGTCGCAAATGGCTATGCCGTGTTCTATCCAATGAATGTACGACATGATATTTACTGCGGTAATTTGACCCTGAATAATGGTAGTGAAACTGTTCAGCGGTTCTTCAAAATTTTAAGTACAGCAAATACTACAGTGGATGTTAACGGATTCATTAAAGCCGCTTCTCCAATCGTAAGGCTCTTTGCTAATGCAATTGAGCTGAATGATGAGGCAAAGCAGCAGGCAGTTGACTTTGAAAAGTTGGGAACTGGTGATTATCTGCTAAAAGGGTCTTTAGGGTTTGCACAGGAAGGCTGGTACATCGAGATACCTAAAGATGCCAATGGTAATACAGTCGTCGCGGTACTCTATGAAACTTTAGAGAACGGCGATATCTCGATTAAAACCTACAAGCGTAAGTTTGACTTTGATATTGCTGCAGTCGTGGCTGACCTGGACAATCCGCTTGATATTCCTGCTGGCCGCTGGATTGATGTCCGCTTACATGAGGAACCAATCCCAGAGAACTTACTCAATGATCTGGATGAACTTGTTTCTGACACACCGGTTGAGTTCCAGCCAACCAATCTGGCACAGGCCGTGGCAGCAGCCATGGATGGTGTGGAACCACCTGAGATCAAAGAAGAACAGACAAACGAATCACTTTAATAGCCCGCTTAATCAGCGGGTTTTTTAATGCCTAAATTTTGGAGAACAACAAATGAGTTCAGGCGCAAAAATCCGGTTATATGCTTGTGAAGAGGCAGTGCTCGGCACCACTCCAGCAAATCCGGTCTGGTATACCGTTCGCCGTGTATCAGATGGATTATCAGAAAACGTATCTACCGAACAAAGCAATGAGGTGGTTGATTCACGTTTCCGTCAGGGTGCTTCGGTAACTGAAGCTGAAGTCACTGGCCAGCTGGAATTTGAATTATCACTTGGTACCTTTGATTTATTCCTGAGTGTGCTGGCCTTCAATAACTGGGCCGCAAATTCGTTAAGCTTTGGTGGAGGTATCCGTAAATCGCTGACCTTGGTTAAAGTCTATGAAGATGTTGGCCAGGTGTTTATCTACCGTGGTGTGCAGGTCAATACCGGTGAAATCACCATTCAAACTACGGGCAAAATCACGGGTAACTTTGGTTTGGTGGGTAGTTCATTCACCCGACAGCAAGTCAATCCAGTGAACAATCCGGTACCGGCTTCAAGCCGTCCGGTTGTCAGCATGCCAAATGTTGAAAAGTTACTGATTAATGGCCAGTCGATTCAGGGTAAAGCTTGTCTGCAGTCACTCACCATTAACTTTAATAACAATCTGGAGGCGATCCGCTGTATTGGATCTGGCAAATACACGCCAGAGTTCTATTTAGAGAAGATGATGGATATCGGTGTAAATGGTAATTTCATGTTCTCGGCAACATCTGCAGCCTGGATCGATGCGATCAAAACCCGTGATGTGTTTACCCTAGGATTCGATATCACGGACAACAAAGGCAGCAAATACTCACTGAACTTTCCGCAGCTTGAAGTCATGGAAGCCAATCATCCTGACGGCGGCGGTGATGACATCATCACGGTAGATATCAACTTTGCCCAGGTGCGTACCAGCCCAACCATTGTACGTGCACTGGTGTAGTAATCGTATATCGCAAATATTCATTAATTCATAACCAAAGCCTATGTCATGTCATGGGCTTTTTTATTACTTAAATTTTAGAGGTCGTTATGGCGTTAAAAGTCGGTATTGTAAAAAGTTCAGAGGTATCTAAATGGTGCCAGTTCAAGAACGCTAAAGATGAGGTTCAGGCCGAATTCAAGATCCGTGGAATTGCCTATAAACCCTTTCAGGTGGCTATCGAACGGGCCGGTAATCAGATTACATCCAAAGGCTATGACGTGATGGCCACAGATTCTGCTGACAAGCTTTATCACGAGTTACTTATGGATGCCTGTGCCGCGCATTTGATTGAAGACTGGAAGGGCGTGGTGTTTGCAGAAGTGATTGATGGTAAGACAGTAGAGACTGACATGCCATACACAGCCGAGAATGCTTCCAGACTATTCAACCTTGGTGACATCGGTGTGGCCATCTGGTTGTTCGTTAAAACTGAGGCCCAGAAGATCCAGGAGAATGCGGATAAGAACAAGGCAGTTATCTTGGGAAAGTCATTGAACTCTACAAGTACAAAAAAACGTACGCATCGAAATCGCCGCACGAAATCGAACAAATCAAGTTCTTAGGTGGTCATATTCCTGAGCCACCTGAATCATCCTATGCTGCTGAATCAATTCTCTTAGCCTTCAGCACAATTTGCAGATCCAGACGCTATGAGCAGGGGATGCCGTTATCAATAGACCAGCAGGCCATTAATGTTTATGCCGAGCATAATGATCTGCCTGTTGGTCCACATATATTTAACGACTGCATCTTTGCTTTGGATGATCTGTTTCTGGAAGAAGCCTATAAAAAGGTAAAGGTGAAAAATGACAGCGGTCGGGCTAAATGATGCTTTTATCGTGATTTGAATCACTATTTTCTTGAAAATATGTGATAATTCACGTAAGTTTTCAAGGGGTTGAAAAATATGGATATTGTTAAATTCTTAAAAAGTTTTAATACAGTTGGGTTCTATCTCACTCTAGCCTGCATTTTACTGGGGGCTATTATTTTGTATTTCTATTTTATCAATCCTCTTTAGATTGCATGCCACCTTCGGGTGGCTTTTTAGTACTTTTATTTCACTATCAGAAAATTTCAGCTACATTCCTATCATCATTGAAACAATTGAATTACAACGGAATTAACAAGAGTTACAGTTGATTTGGTATAAAAATTAGAAATAAAAAGGATTGAAAATCATGCTAATCAAAATTGATTCCGAAAACTATATTAATCCGGCACATATCGTTGCTGTCTCAACGTTTACCTCACCGGATGGAATGGTAAAAATTACGATTGATACGGTTCCTTCAGCAAGTGGGCATGGTTCTTACCAGGTCATCACAATTAATGATGAAGAGGCTGCTCGTTTTATAAAACAGTTATCCGAGAACTAAGAAATTCTGTTCAATATTATTTGAGATAAATGAATCCGCCTTGTGCGGGTTTTTTAATGACTATATGGAAAGTATTTGATAGATTACCTTTAAAAAAATGAGGATAAACTTATGGGGAAATTAATTACTTTGGTTTTGATCGTATTTCTAATAAGCTGCTCAAAAAAACCACAAGAAAAGTTAGATAAAGATATTAATGATATCGAAAAACGTACCGTTGAGATTGTAAAGGGAAATCTTAATAAACCTGAATCAGCAATATTTAGAAATTTAAATGGTGTGTGCGGTGAGGTGAGTTCTATAGATGGTAATGGTAAACAATCTAAATTTATCAGATTCGTTTTAGACACCAAACAGTATATCATTAATTATGATTATGGAGCTGGACCGTCAGATCCAGAGTTTGAAGTTCATTTTCAAAAGCTATGGAAACAAAACTGTGTTCTTAGATAGTTGAAAAAAACCAGCAATGTGCGGAGTTTTTAATACTCGTCTATTTATGCTATAAATAACTCCTAAATGGAGGGAATATTATGTATTTAGGATTGGGAGCCATACTCCTTATTGCATTTGGTTGGTGGCTAATTTGGAGCAAGCTTTGTGATATTGAGCAAAAACAATTTAGAATGCATGATGAAATGAGCTTGACATTAAAATTAATAGAAGAGCAAGTACATTTAACTCAAAGCAAAATAGAAAGAGCTGAGGGTAAAATTTTATCTGGTTCACAAGATGTTAAAGATACGTAGAAAGCAAATTTCTTGAGAATTAATAACGTACCTAAGTGTTATTTTTTAATGACTTTATTTCATCCTTTTGATAAATTAGCCCTAAATATATGGGTGTTTTTTTATGAAAAAATTATTATTAACATTACTTTTAAGCCCTCTTCCATCTATCACTTTTGGTAGTGAGTGGCTACATTTGTTTAATACTGAAGCTGAAGCTTACTATTTAGACCTCGAAAGTTTAAAGCCGGTAAATCGATTCAACAAAGATTTATCCAAAGGTTGGGTTAAGATTGAAATTATAAAAGATATAGAAAAGGATGGAATGACAGTAGGTGATTATGGGCTTACTTTATGGAATTTTGACTGTGATACTAATAAATTAGGATTAGTTCAAGCAATCAGATATAAAAATGGCAAGTCCTTAGGAACTTCATTTAATATATCAGTTCCAACAATGAGAGATGCAATTCCAGATACTGTTGGTGAGGATCTCCTTTCTAGAGCATGTTCAATAAGCAAAATACAGAACTCGAAAGAGAATTTGTAGTTATTTAACCATTTGATAAATTCAAATTTAATGAATTTTATTTTATGATTATTTTGGGGAAATCATGAACTTCAATAAGATGAACATGGCTAAGAAAGTCATTGTTTCTTTATGTTTAACAGACTGTTCTAACTTGACTCATAGCGAGAATCCCTTTGATGCTGACAGTAAGATGGCAAGATTGGGAGTAATTGACGAGAATTACAGATATACAAGTATAAAAAAAGCAGCAGAGTTTTTTCGAGAATCTCAAAATATTTTTGCTGAATCATTACCAATGAAGATGAATAGTCATTTAATTTTAAAATCCGTTGCTTTTACACCTTATATAGGGGTAATTAATATAGAGATAGCTGAGGAAGTAAGTGAAGAGCTGAAACTGGAATTAAGAAAGGCAAACCGATTAGATGAAACAGTAAGTGGTTATTGTGAAGCCCTTTTTAAATCTAAGTATATGTATGTCAATAATCAACAATTCGAACTTAGTATGAAAGATTCTAAGGGTACTGATATCGATAGAATTTATTTGAATAAAGATACTTGTCCAGAACCAAGTTGGAATTGAAATCCTCTATATGCTTTTATTTTTAATTATTTATGAATAAGATTATTATTGGTGTTTTATCTTTAATGTTTGCATTTACTGTAAGCGCTGAATCACGAATTGAAAAACAAGAAACTAAAAAGTTTCCAACAATGAAACAATGCATCAATTGGTTGGATTCTAAATTTCCAAATAAGCAATGGCATAACAGCAAAGGTATGCCTTGGGATTTAGCTGAGGATTCACCACATATCGTGTATGGAGCAACATATTTGATCAATCATAAAAATAATAAACTAACTCATCCTGTAGCTTTAAGTTGTGAGTACAAAGAAACAGGAACCCAAGGTAATTTTTATGAAGGAACGTACTCTGTATCCAATGCAAGATAAATTTTTCGATAGAATGTTTTGAAATTTAGCCCGTGAAAGCGGGCTTTTTTATATCCAACATATGACCGCCTTTAGGCGGTTTTTTATTGCCTGAAGGAAAGTAAACATGACGCAAGAATCCCGCTTAGTCATCGTAATTGACTCACAAAATGCTGAACGCAATGCCAAAGCCTTGGCTGATGAAATGTCTAGAATTACTGAGCGTGGCGATTCAGCATCACAATCTTCAAAGGACATGGGCAAACAGTTTTCTGTGACCAATAACATTGTCCAGAACTTTAATACTACGGTAAACAATGCCAACTCATCCGTGCAGAAAACGGTTGAAGTTACCAAGCAGGCAACTCAGCAGAACCAAAAGTTTTCACAGGAAATTAAAAACACATCGCAAGAGCTGGATAAACAGGAAAAGTCGATTCATTCTTATGGGGCATCGATTAAAGCCTTGGCCGGTTTTATGGTGGGTCTGGTTACTGTAAATGAAGCAATTGCCAGAGCTGATGGTGCGACTCAGATGGCCGCACGTATTCGTAATGCAACAGATAGTGCTGCTGAGTTTGATCTTGTTCAGGAGCGTCTATATGCGTCTACAAAAAGCACTTACCGTGCCTTAGGTGAAGCGCAAGAGGTCTATTTAGGCTTGGCAGGTGGGATGAAAGCTTTAGGTTATGCCACCAATGATACCCTAGACGTTTCTGACTCACTTTCCTTTTCATTTACGGCAAATGCAGCACGTGCTGACCAGGCACAATCTGCAATCGATGCATTTTCAAAATCTATGGCCAAAGGCAAAATTGATGCTGATGCCTGGATCTCAATCGTCACAGCTGCAGACAATATTATTGCTGACATGGCTAAAACCACAGGCAAGACTGAGGTGGAAATTCGTGAGCTGGGTGCAACCGGTAAAATCTCTTTAGAGGATCTTATTAAGACATTAAAAGCCACCCGAGACTCAAATCAGGAATTAGCGGATGCAATGGAGAATAGTCTGGCAGATGGTGTGACCACATTATCAAACGCCGTGACAAAGTTACTTGGTGAAATCAATCAGAGTACGGGTGCAACCAATACTGCAGCAGCAGGCTTGGGATTATTAGCCGATAATATTGATATTGTGATGAGTGCAGCAGCGGCAGGCGGTCTTGCATATTTAACCAAGACCATTATTGCCAAAACCGTTGCCACTGATATCGGGATTATCTCAACCATCCGCAGTCGTCAGGCATCTGTTGCAAATGCTCAGGCTGAGGTTGCAGAAGCAACAGCAACACTTAATGCGGCTAAAGCACATCTAGCGAATGTCCAAGCGACAAATGCTGAAGCACAGACCAAATACGGCGCTACGGCAGCGGCAGCACGTTATGCTCAGGCTCAAGCAGCCGTCACTGCGGCTACGAATGCACAAACTGTAGCGCAAGGGCGTCTTGCAGTTGCATCCATCAATGTAGGAAGATTGGCAAGTGGAGCGTTTGCATTAATTGGTGGACCAATAGGTGCAATTACCTTAGGCGTTGCGGGTTTGACTGCTGCTTACTCGTATTTCAATGGTAAGGCAGAGGAGGCAACGGCAAAGTTAAAAGAGCAAGCGGAGGTTGCAAAGTTAACTAAAGATGAAATCAAGGCGCTGAGTGAGGAGCAACGTAAAGAGAAGCTTGCTGATCTGGCTGCAACACTGGATGATCAAAACAAGAAGTTGAAGCAACAAGAGCAGGCGGTCGCATCAGCATTAATTGCCATTCAAAACTATGCACTGGGTAATGTGAAAGTTACCGATATTTCAAATAAGGCCCGTCTTGGTACCATTTCATATACTGAAGCGATAGAGCAACTGAAGGATCAGAGAATCCCTTCAGATCTCAGGGATGCATTGCTTAAGCAAGTAAGCGCCTATGATGTGGCCGCTGAAACTGCCAACAAGACCAAAAAAACATATAGTTTGTTTGGGATTGAGGTAACACTTGCAGGCAATAAAGCTGAGAATGCGATTGTCGGACTTGATAAAAATACCAAGTCATTAACTGAAAATGAAAAGGCTGCTTTGGCTGCAAAAGATGCTCAAAAGAAATATGCCGATTCATTATTTGATCGTGATTTTGATGCCCAACTATCGCAGAGACTGCTTGCCAAGAACTACACTCCAGCTCAAGTAAAGGCATTATTGGATTTGGCAAACTGGGCGCGAAAAAATGGTGTGCAGATTACCACTGAGATGTATCAGGCAGCCTTAAGGGTTCAAGCCATTGAGGAGAAAAATAACCAGGTTATAGAGGCCAAAAATAAAGCATTAAAGGAAACGACAGATGAGTTGTCTAAACAACAGAAAATTCTCTCTGTAAATGCCAGGGTTCAGGCCAACGCAGCAAAGTTTGGATTTTCCAATATTGAGTCTAAATACAGACTGCCTGCAGGAACACTATCTGCAATTCATATGATTGAATCCAGAGGGAATGCCAAAGCCTATAACAAAGATACCGGCGCAACGGGAGGTTTCCAGTTCTTATCCGGTACTGCCAAGCAATACGGCGTTAAAGACCGAACCGATCTGGCTCAGTCTGCGGAGGGTGCGGGTAAGTACATGTCCTACCTTCTCAAACTGTTTAAGGGTGATCTGGAGAAGGCTGTACGTGCTTACCATACCGGTGAGGGCAACGTTCAGAAGGGTAAAGGTATTGGTAAATACAACAATCAATACTGGAAAGACTTTCAGGGCTATATGGCAGGCATCAATGGATATTCTGCTGGTGATATTTCATCAAAAGATTTTTCAAAAATGCTTCAAGATGACGCCAAAATGGCTGAAGAGCAGGCACGTTTACGGATTCAACTGGAGAATGAAGTTGCAGATCAACAAACTAAGATCCGCAATGATCTGGCTCAAAAATTAGAGGAGGTTGATAAAGCCAACTTTAGTCCTGAACGTAAAGCGGGGATTGTTGCCGAACTTAAAGCTCGTGCAGACAATGATATTGCGATCGCTCAACAGGCTTTACGTACCAAACTGGATGACTATAAGGAGTTCCAAAAAACTGAAGATGAGTTGCTTGAAGAAAGTTTTGCCCGTAAAAAGTTCAATGCCGCTCATGATATTGAGTTAAGCAAGGCTGAACAGAAACAGGCTGTTGAATTGCTAAATAAACAACAGCAGCAAGAATTGGGCTTGTTGAAACTGGCACAAGAACAGCGCCTGTTTCAGGCTAAATTAGTCTTGATATCTGAAACTGAAGCCATGCAGGAACGGTATCGATTAGAACGTGAGGAAATTTTAAAAAATACCAAGCTGAGTATTGAAGAGCGCCAAAAACTGATTACGTTCTCCAAAGCCAATCAGGAAAAGGAGATGCGTGACAAGATTACCGGTGCTGTTCAGAACTGGGGCAGCATTCAGGCCGACATGAATGGCTATGGAGATTTCTATAGACAGGATCAAGACCGGTTTAGCCGTCTTGGTGCAGCTCAGGATTTGTTTGATAGCAAGTCAGCAGCGGTGGACTATAGCGAGCAGAGCGGTATTGAGGATATCAACTCCAAACTCCAGGCCGGTCTTTTATCACAGCAAGATTTTGAGGATCAGAAAACAGCGATCATGCAAGCCGCTCTTGAGCAACGCAATATCATCTATGATGAATATGCTCAAAATGCCCAAGAGATTGAAGACAAATATCAACAAGATAGATTGAATGCACAAATTGCTCTCGGTGGGCAAATGATTGGTTCAGTAACATCGATGTTCGGCTCTATGTTTGGCGAGCAATCCAAGGCCTACAAGATCATGTTTGCTGCAGATAAAGCTTATGCGATCGCAGCAGCCGGTATTGCGATTCAACAGAATATTGCTCAGGCTGCCAAGGTTGGTTTCCCTCAAAACTTGCCATTAATTGCCGGTGCAATCGCACAAGGTGCAAACATTATCAGCAATATCCGTGCAGTTAAGGACCAAGGCTTTGCTGAGGGCGGTTATACGGGTAAAGGTGGTAAATACGAAGTTGCCGGATCTGTTCACAAGGGCGAGATCGTATGGTCACAGGATGATATTAAACGCTGGGGTGGTGTTAATTTAGTTGAGAGTATGCGTAAGAGTGCGAATCCTGAAGCATTCCTCAAAAACAACTCAGCTGACAATATTATGCGCCGTGCACTGATGAGCTCAAATGCCTTTATGGAAAGCCAGAAGAAATCAAACATCTTCAATCAAGCCGGAGATGGCCAGATTATCTATAAGGCGAGTCAGAGTGCAGAGACTCCAAAAGTCTCTACCGGATCGGATTTATATCATGATGGCAAAGTGTATTTCTCACCGAATGGTCTGGTTCAGGATCGCTCAAATCTTGAGGATGTCCATGATTTCACTCTGGGCAGATCTGCACGGCCACAGGCTGAAGCGATTGCTTCAGTTCAACCAACCGCACCCACGATCAACTTTAAAATTGAATTGGTGAATCAGGTGAAAGGTGCAACGGTCGAAGCAGAGCAACTGGATGAAAATACTATCCGGCTTATTGTTAAGGATGAGCTAGACAAGAAGTTGCCACGTGAGGTACCGAAAATTGTGAGTGATCAAATCAAGGAACCTAATTCGTCAATCAGTCGAGCCATTTCAACCAACACGACTGCACGGCGTAATCGTTAAATATGTAAAGCCACCTTTCGAGGTGGCTTTTATATTTGAAACATTTTATCCTTATGTAAAACAATGGAAAAATGGGAACATAATGAAAAAAATATATTTCTTTTTAGGAGGGCTACTGACTCTTACAGGTTGTAGTTCGATCTCAAATAATAGTTTAAACCAGACAACTCCTATGACAGATACTCTGGATCAGTATTTATTCCAAGAAAAAGTAATTGATGCAAAATTCCGCTTCAATCCATTAAAGGACTATCAGACAGATCCTATCTATCTTAAAGCAATCAATAATTACTATGGTTCATTTCCAAAAAAGATTTCTGAAGGATATTTGTTTGAGTCTGTTGATTTTGGTCGTAATCATTTTTTTATAAGGCATGAGATTGATAGTAAACGATATAAAGGTAAATTGACTGTTAATAATAGATCGTTGCTGAAACAAGCTTTATTGGACGAACAGTGCAAGGGACTTTTTGCTCATAGTGTTGCAATTAAGAAGAATGGAGGCATGGAAATTACACAAACTTTTAATTTTGTTAATGAAAATATGAGAGTAGTTGTCGATATGAATACTCTTGAATGCCAAAATTAAGGTATATTCCTTTAGCTAATTTTAAAAAATAAATTTAGGGCTCATTTAATATGAATATAAAATTTTTTTCGATCATTCTTGGGTTTTTAGGGGCTTTTTTAGCGGGTAATGCTTACTGTTTAGAACCAGTTGTTGGAAACGATGAGTCAAGTAAGAGCCTTGATTCCACTGATGAGAGCTCGTGGTTGGAAAGAAATCATAACGGAAATGAAGCTCATCCATTAGTAAAATTAAGGTCAGCAGATATACAAGTAGTGTGGTGGGAAAAAAAGCCCAATCTCAATTTTACACAAGCCGAATTAGAAGGTAAGAATAGAACATTATTATTGAATGTTGAGGCTGATAAAGCGGGAATCATTACCAAAGTTAATGTAAAACAAAGTACTGGATTGCCAAAACTAGATGAAAAAGCGATAGCAGCAGTCAAGGCCGCGAAATTAAAACCTCATGAATTTAATGGAAACTATTATTCGTTTAAGGCAACTTTACCGTTCCAGTTTTTTCTTGATGATGATGTGAATTAATCTTTTACCATAATATATGTGAAGCGCCGTCAGGCGCTTTTTTATTACCTGAAGGAAAGTTATGTACAAGTTAAAACTTAATCCTCAAACGAGTGGCTATGGCGTGACACCAGGTGATGATGTGAAACGCCAGCAGTTTGCTGGTGGTCGTGGCCGCTACTACATTGATGTAAAGCGTAATAGCCACATTGTCGATGTGAACTGGAGCTTAAGCAAAGCCGACTTCAATAAGATGATGGCTTTCTGGCGAGTTTACCAAAGTCAGCCTGCATCATTCTATGTCGATCTGGTGATCGATCAGGGCACACGTCAGCAATACCTGTGCAACTTCATGCCAGGTACTTTCAAAACCAGTGAGGTCAACGGCAATCTGTACAGGGTCAATGCCCAGCTGGAGGTTGTACAGAATCAGAAAAACCTGGCTGCTGATCAGGCCTTAATTAAAGATTGGGTGGTGTGATGGATCAGGAATATGCAAAGTTCTTTCTCAATCGTACGGTCGATATTTATCAGCTGGAGTGTATCGAGCTGACACATCCGTCATTCATCAATACCTATCGGGTGGTCCGTAATGATGATCAAGGTGTTTATGTGCGGCACAAGGAGAATGACAGCCAGCTGTTCTATGAATATCTGCCTGCCGAGATCCAGCGTTCGGGCATGCTCGGCGATCTTGACCAGTCCTTAACGATTTCAATATCAGGCTTGGGTGATATGCTGCCGGATGAGTTTGAGCGGGTGATGGAGGGGCAATACCCCGATATCAAGCCAACGGTAAATTACCGGCTTTATAGCTCGGACAATCTCAATACACCGATGTATTACCTGCTTGGGCTGCAACTGTCAGGCGTGGCCATGGACCACAAGGCAGTCACATTTAAAGCGGAGTCACCGCGATTGAATACCGCCAAGACTGGCGACATCTTTTCACTGGACCGCTTCACCGGTCTGAAGGGGGCGTTATGAAAGGTCATGATCATTTACTTGATCGGCAATATGATCAGGAACGTTATAACTGTGTCCACTTCGCCCACGAAGCTGCAATGGATCTCTATGGCATAGACCGCGGGGAAGCACTGGAACTGTTCATGCAACCTAAGGGTGAAATCACTTTTCTACCTTCACGATTGAAATTGCTTAATCCGCTGCCCATGCCCAAGGAAGGCTGCATAGTCGCCTTCCACCCCAGACTCAGAAACAAGCCCCCGCATGTGGGGCTTTTTCGTGGGTGGAAGGTTTTGCACCTCATGGAAAGTGGTGTGTCTTATTTATCTGAACAAGTCGTTATGGCTATGGGGTTTAACCGGGTCAGTTACTATGATTAAGATTATTTATAAACAAGATCCTTTATCTGAAAAGAAAGTGATTGAGCATGCGTCCACAATTGGCCAATGGCTCACAGCAAAGTATGAGCATATGCCTGAGCACCTGCGCATCTTTCACAATCCAAGTGATATGGAGCATGCTGAAATTTCGGTGGCCAACGAAGTTACACCCAAAAATGCCCATGATCTGAAGCAGCTCGATTTCCTACCTGGCACATTCATTGTGATTGAGAATCCGAAAGGCATTCCCGCATTGGTTGCTGCAGTCGTATCATTAGTTGTGGGGCTGGCCGTGGCACTATTAATGCCAACGCCGTCGATCGCTCAGACCAACCAGAATAACAACCAGTCCTCATCAGCCAATAACGAGCTTTCAAGCCGTGAGAACAAGATGCGGGTAAATGGCCGTGTTGTGGATCTATACGGCGCAGCAAACGATACGCCTGACCTGATCGCTGTGCCTTATAAGGTGTATGAGAACAATGTCGAAGTTGAGCATATTGTCGGATGTATTGGCCGTGGCCACTATAAAATCAATGGTGCCTTTGACGGTGAAACTAATATTGTCGATATCGCCGGTGCATCGATCGAGGTGTATAGCCCCGATGTCGATATTGTTACTGGTAATCCGTATTTCTTTTTAGGCAGTGAGATTACAACACTACCTTTATCTGTACAGCAACAAAACTCGGTCAATGGCCAGATCCTGCGCTCAGCTGATACTCAGGTACTGGAAGGTACCAACCATCTAAGATTTGGTTATCCGAATGAAATTTTAAGATCTGCCTCGAATTTCACGGATCTAACCACCAAGTTTGTCAGTAATGATCGGGTGGAAATTACCAATAGCGGTTTCTGGTTCAATAACCAGTTCTATCATCTGGACGGCGTTTATAGTGTGTTATCGGTTGCGGATGACCGGATGACCTTATCCAATCCGGCTGCAGTCAATCCGGGCTGGTGGATCCTGAAAGAGCTTGCAACCCAGAAAACTGCAGAGCTATCACCACGACTTGCATCGATAGGCGAAAAATGGATTGGGCCTTTTGTCCTGGATAATGTTGAGCGTAGCCGGGTGCTGTGTAACTTTGTCGCTTCAAATGGATTGTATACGGTCTATAACGGCAATGTTCAGGGTGCGGTGAATGTTGAGCTTGAGGTTGAAGTTACCCCAGTCAATGTGAATGGTGAGCCGTTGGGCAATCCAATGTACCAACGTATCACCATGAAGGGATCTTCCAAGTCACGTCAGACCGTCGGTGTCACACTGGACATGACCACGTTTCAGGGCCGTTGCAGTGTTCGTGCACGTCGAGTAACTGGCGCAATCAATGCACCGAGTGTGGTGGATGAGGTGAAGTGGCAAGCACTCTATGGAGCGTTTCCTTTACAAAGCACACGGTACCACAGTGAAACTGTTTTTCGTGCCAGAACCTATGCCACCACAGGCGCTCTATCGGTCAAGTCACGTAAGATCAACTTTGATCTGCAACGGATGCTACCTTTTTACCAGAATGGCGAAATGACCAAGGAGGTCTTTCCAACTTCAAGCTTTGCAGATGCCCTGGTATCGATGGCATTGGATGACAAGATTGGTCGCCGTACGGTTGACGAGCTGGATCTGGAAAATATCTATCGAACTTACTTTGAGATCGTGGATTACTTCGGTACACCGCTGGCCGCAGAGTTCTGTGCAACCATTGATGATACCAACCTTTCCTTTGAAGAACTGGTCACCAACGTTTGTAACGCAGTAGGGTGTACGGCCTATCGCCAAAACAACAAGATCAAGCTGTATTTTGAACGGCCTACCGATAACTCGGTACTGTTGTTTAACTTCAGGAATATTTATCCGGAAACCTATCAAAGGGATTTAAGCTTTGGTGTGTTGGATGACTATGACGGCCTGATCTATGAATATACAGATCCTGCTGACGATAGCCGTATCAATATCTACTTGCCGGACAAGAGTGCCAAGAATCCTAAAGTGGTGAAATCGGTCGGTGTACGTAATAAATGGCAAGCCCACTTTAATGCGTACCGGCTCTGGAACAAGATGCGCTTCCAGCGTCGATCGATTACCTTTGATGCGGCATCCGAGTCTGAATTGCTGGTTCTACGTGACCGGATTGCTGTGGCAGATTATCGCAATGGTATTCACCGCAGTGGGGATGTGCTGCAGCAGGAAGGCCTGATCCTGACCTTAAGTCATGATGTGGAGTTTATCGCAGGCAAAAGCTATGTGATTTATCTGCAGATGAGTGATGGCAGCGTGGATCTGATCCCGGTGACTGCAGGTGCGGCCTCAAATAAAGTTGTGTTAGGACGTTTGCCAAATGGTCCGCTTAAGCTAAATCCTGAGGATTACATCAATACGACCTATATCGTGGTGAGCGATGATACCAAAGGCTCTTTACCTTATCTGGTGGCCAAGAAGGAACCTGTAGGCAAGACGAGCAATAAAATCACCGCCATCAACTACGATGAACGTTATTACCTGAATGATAAGGACTATACCGATACCCCGATTGACGATAGCCCGATCTATATCCGTTATGACCAGCTCGATATCAATCTGGCTCGGTTGTACCAGATGCAGAGAGGCGAGTTGCCAGTCTCTGGAGTCATTAACTTCGTGGTTGAGCCTGGTGTACTGGTGTGCAGCTCAAGTGCTTATCGTCCATTAACTGAGCTCATTTACAGACACTGGATGGATCAACCCTTAATTAAATATGTTGTGAATGGATTGCCTGAGATCCCGGCTATTGATACAGGAGAATTTCCTCCTGACCTTGTAGTGAACCTGACCATTAAGGGCGCGGCTGTGGGACGTGGTGGCGAAGGTGGTATCGCTCATGCGGCTTACTATGGCCAAAGTGAATACGAGACTGCTTTTACCAAAACGCGGCGTGATGGTGGTATCGGTGCACCAGGCTTGCTGGTTCGGCACGCTAAAGTGAATCTGATCATCGATGGCGGTATTGTTGCTCGGGGTGGCTCAGGTGGAGGTGCGACACCAAATGGTATAAGCACTAAGTATAACTATGCCATGCAGGGTACATGTGGTGGTGGCGGTGCACCGTTTGGTATGGCGCTGAGTTTTGTTCCGACGTCCAGTGAAGTGCCGCAATTCAGAGGGTATTTTAATAATAACTACCAGACCAATAAGATTTCCGATGCCCAGAGAGATATTCCGGGTCAAGGTTATCAGAGGAATAATAGCAGTGAAGTTTCGCCGCTATCCGGGAATGGTGGTGGTTGGGGCCAGCGTGGTACCAAATCATTAAATAAGGGCGAATGGAACTGGAGATATCACGGAACAATTGAAGGTGAGCCAGGACCAGGTGGACCAGCCATTATTGGTGCACCGCTACTGACCTTACAGATAATCAATGGAGGGCAAATTTTACAAACGCTTTAACAGTCTTAAATCTTTTATAAGCACCCAAATGGGTGCTTTTTTATTGTCTATTGGAGACAGGAAATGCAAGAACAGGCAGCAAGCGCGGTTGAAGCTGCTACAAACACAATCGCAGCAACAGCATCCAAGGTTTCATATACATCAGCGGGGTTATCAGTGGCAGCGTATGCAGCAAGCATTGATTGGGCAGTATGGGCCTCAGTCTTTATCGGTGTAATTACTTTTTTTACCACACTGTATTTTAAACGGCGAGATGACAAGCGGGCCCAGGAGATCCATGAATTGCGTAAGAAGCAATATGAGCAGAATAAAGAACGTTTAAAAGGGGATTGTGATGACAAGTGAACAGACTCGGGCTTATTTGGCCTTTGCATTGGTTGGGCTGATGTTCGTCCTGGTGATTGCATTATTTTTTGTGGATATGTCACGGGAAAACAGCAACCTGATCAATACTGCCTTAGGTTTCATTGCTGGAGCAATGACTACAGCCTGTGGTTTCTATTTCGGTAGTTCAGAACAGGAGAAGAAAAAAGACAGCTCGAATTAAGCACAACTATAAAGTAAGGATTTTAATGGTAAATTTTAATCCTTACATTTAACTTTATTTGGTCTTTGTTTTAAAAGGTACAATAGCTCTTCACACAGGAGCTTTCAATGCCCATCATCACCTTGCAGGATAATGCAACGGGAGAGATGATTAGAATTAGATCAGTAAAAGATCCTAAGGTTCTTTACAGTGACGATGGTCAAGTTGTAATTACTCAAGAAACTAAATGGCTGTATCTGGAAGATGAGGACCTACTACCAGATAAACTGCAAGAGCAGTTAAAAGCACCAAGATTAAATCAAGTTATAGATGGGCGCTATCTCATCTATAGGATAGAAAACCAACCCTAAACCGCCGCAAGGCGGTTTTTTATTGCCTGAGGAAAAGTGATGAGCATTCAAAATTTACAGAAAGCATTGGGCGTTAATGATGACGGTACCGTTGGGCGTGGAACGCTGACAGCCTTGTTTAAGAAACTAGGTGCACCACTTGCACGTGCTGAAGAACTTGCACTCGCAGCTAATGTGCATATGCGGACCTATCGTATTTTAGATAATGATTTACGTGTGGCACATTTCATGGCGCAGCTGGCACATGAATCCGGCAACTTCCGCTATATGGAAGAAATCGCCAGTGGTAGAGCATACGAGGGACGTAAGGATCTAGGCAATACTGAAAAAGGGGATGGTACTCGTTACAAAGGCCGTGGACCAATCCAGTTAACAGGCCGTGCAAATTACCGTAAATATGGCCGTGCTCTTGGAATAGACTTTGAAAATAATCCAGAGATTGTGGCATTACCGAGTATCGGGATGCTAGTAGCATGTAAGTACTGGTATGACAATGGATTAAATGAACTGGCTGATAAAGACGATATCAACCTCATTACTCGTCGCATCAATGGCGGGGACAATGGATTGGATGATCGTAAGGCAAAGTTAAATACAATGAAAGGTATGCTGGGGAAGTGA